CAAAAGAAATTCAGAAAATCCAGCTGCGTTTCCGTAAACAAACGCATTGGATCCCAGGAAATGATAACGAGTGTAGAGTTCGGCCATTTCCAAAGCGGAATCAAAGTCATATCCACATTTTCCCAACTCACATAGAGGGAACATAGCTCTCTTGACGCGAGGAAACACGACTCTAGAAAAGTTAGATGAAGATGATGAAACAATAGTTTGAAACGACTCACGAAACGAAACAACGTCTGGATAAGCAGTCGAGGGGTCGTAAGAGTCAGGATCGTCAAGATCAACATAAGGAAGTAACGCTTCTGCATGGGCGTTTTCCAAACAAAAATGGTAAACTTTGCCAGTCCCAAACTGATACTGACAACCCTGACGATGAATACACACGCGAACCTGAAATACCATGGCAATAAGGATATAGAGATCCATAGTGCAATGTCCGGCGGATGAACCATCTTCAACACTAAGGTCCTGGAGAACTGAATCACACGAAGCTAACTGATGAATTTGGCGACTGGACTTCAAAAACCGCCGAAGCGATATCACGTCTTTGTCCCAAAGCCCGTTATCAATCACCGACTGCATAACGCAATTTCCGGTGGAGGAGTTCGGTTTCTTGCGAAGATCGGCAAGACAAAGATGTGACTTCAAGTCAGAAATAGTAAGTCGAAGAGACGCATCACGTTCCACTGGCAAGTTGTCAAGCATCAATTGTTTCACCTTTTGAAAATCAGAATAATTAACAAAAGTGTCTGGGGAAACGAATCCACGGTCATTGAGCTCTTCATCCACAAGCAACATCTCCAGTTCTTCCTCAAAGGTGAGAAACTTGGCAAATTTGTCACTTATATATGTTTCAAATTTGCGTGTAATTTCTCCAGATGCAAGAATACGAGAGATAACTTTGGAAAAGAACCCTTTGTCCTCGGTCTCAGTAGGAGTGATCTCAACAGACGAGGGAGTCTGGGAATATTTAGCGGCAGACGCACGAAACCCATTTGAGAAACACCGAGCGATAAAAGATTTATCCACAGTGTCCCTCACACGTTTTTCGTCATCAAGATGAAGCTTGACTGTTTTAGAATTCTCATAATTATCAATGAATACCTGAATGTAAACAATGCGAGCAAGAGATTTGACATCTTTCGCAGCGATGGGATCAACAGACACAACTTGACCAGATATGATCTCTCTGGTATTGAATGAAGAAAGCGCAATTTCAATGTTTTGAAAGGTGAAACGCGTCTCAGGCAAATTGCTAGCGTAAGAATAACCACGCTCGTACAATCGACGTGGGACAACCAGTCTCTGAAGCTGCATGTGATCATCATCAAAATTACTAAATTTAGATTTAATCAAAGTTTTCCACTGATAATGATAAATGACCAATTTATCTTCTAACAGGTCATTGGTAAGTGTACGAAAAACATGACACTTAGGTATTGCACCATTTTCACAGCGAGTAATCTTGAAGTAAACGACGTTAGACATCATTTCTTCAATCTGAACACTGTAAAAATGATCAACACCGTTAACTTTGCATGAAATTCTATTACGTTGAATAAGAGAAATATAGTTAACCCAGTCGTGATCATAACCGTTCTGTGTATCATTAGTGAACCAGAAACGAATACGAACGCGACCATATTTAACATACTTCTTGTAATTCAACCCATTAGACAGTGTTCCAGAGTCATTATTTATAATATCTGGGTGAAAATGAAAACAAC